AACGCAAGAGTATATCTTGCAGGGGTATTCTAGAACAGAAGCAAATCAAAAAGCAAATGAATTTGTGCTAGAAGAAAAGAAAAACTCTACTGGTGGTTGTAAGGGTTGTCAGAAAAAACGACAAATGATAGAAGAATCAAAAAGACAAGCCGAAGCATCGGGTCTTAAAGGTAATCTTCTTGAACTAGAAGCAAAAAGAATTTATAAAAAATTAGTGTCTGGTAAATAAATCAAGTAGATTTATCATACCAAGTAATCGACAGGGTTGGGGCAGGACTTCCTTTTGATTGTGAAAGTTCAGAATCACCCTTTGCAAAATTACTACTATAGAAACAAATAAATCCTCTACTGTCTGTACCGTTGTACAAATCATCATTTCTTAGTTGTATTACCATTCGTAATTTATTTACATAATTATTAACTGCATCTTTAACTGCACCTGTTATATCAACACGAATTTTTGAATTTGTTAGTACTTGACTTTTTTCTAAAGGAAGTGTGTAGTTATAAAGATGGTCATCACGACCGTTACCTACAAGTGCATCGTGATTCGCAGTAGTTGAACCACCACTCTTATCTAACCACGCAAGGGCGGCAGTCTCGCCTGCTGTCACTGCTAAATGTTCTGCGGTTGAACCTGTTATACCACATCCCTGAGAATCCCAACGGCGATTTCCGTGTGTCATTCCGTCTGTTGTTAGGAATGACCTTCCTACTACCTCTCCACTTGTTACACCACTTAACCCTGTTCCGCTATGGTCATATTCGTACCAAGTTGCGTTTTCTGTTAATGCATTTATATTGGCATTAAAACCACCAGTAAAGGCTGTCACATCAATTATGTTCAAGCCTGATACACTGGCTAGTGCAGAACTAATATTACCAGAATTGCCGTTGGTATCCATTGTAAGTGTAATTTGGGTATTGCTTGAACCTTGTTTCGCAGTAATGCCCAAGTCATCGGCGGCTTCTCCATTTCCCGATGTTGCATATACGATACGAGCATCGGTTACTCCATTAATAGCATCAATAATGTATCCTGCGGCGAGGGCATCGGTTTCAGCCCCGGCGTAGGTTCCAATCTTGATTGTGTTGGCAGAGCCCGATGGAGGAGTTATGACACTTTCATCAAGTAAAATTGTAATAGTAGTTCCACCTAGACCACCTGCCGATGTTGGTATAGATATCGTAAACGAAGCATCCGCACCGCTGGCTACATAGCCAGTTGTATCAATCGCATCTACCGCAGTGGCAGCAGTGCCTGGATATGATTGGAATGAACTATGAGTTGTTCCTGCATGAAGTCTATAAAAATCAAAAGTATATTTCCCATCCATAGTTTTTGATTTAAATACAGTTAATTCGAGATGTGCGGCTTCGATTTCATCACCACTGGCAATGCCAGCAACCCCTAAATCATATTCTATTAAAGTTCTTGCAACATAATCACCACCAGAACCACCGTGGTCTTCTGGACCAGACAATCCCGTAGAATTTTGTAATTGTTTTGTTAGAGTCCAATATCCGTGAGTGTTTCCTTCAGGAACAACAAAATCAAATGTACCCTCTGCATCAAATCCTGCAACTAATACATTTGATTTTGGTATTTTTCTGTGTGGATTTTCTCGACTTATAGAAACATCTATTGATGGTATAAGTTTTGAATATACTTTCCGTGCGTATGGGGTTCCGTGAGGACCTGTTGCTCCAGGCCTCCACGGTTCATCGAACAAGTCGTGCTTATGACCTGGTTTTACCTTATGATGAGACATCTACCCCCCAGAATTTAACTTGCTATCCAACGAACATCAACGGCAGTGTTGTCTGCTTGTAAGTATACTTTTTGTAAGTCATCCGTTTCAAGGAATATAGAATCCCCTTCTCGTAATGGATATCCATATGATGTTAATCCTAGAGTAGATGAAGGATAGTCTGTTGTTCCTCCAACATAGATGAAGTCAGTGGTTGCACCAGTACTGAATGCGTTAATTCTAACACCACTACTTAATCCATAAGCAGAACCGCAAATTGCCATACCACTCATTCCACTAATATTTCCACTTACTTGTCCATTAGTAAAACCAGAAGCGATATTTATATTAAGATGGACGGAAGATGCAACAGTAACTGGCCACGCACCACCACTTATTCCAACTAACGAAGCGGCATTAACAGAACAAGTACCTGCAATATTCATTGCAGTACCACCCGTACCAAAGACAGCAAGGCCACTTGTTGAAGTTATACCAACAGCATCACCAGAGGTTGCAATATTCATTGCAGTACCACCTGTACCAAAGACAGGAAGACCTAAAGTAGACTGTACAGTTGCTGTGTTGATAAGAAACACACTACCAGTTATGCCTACAGCAGTACCACCTGTACCATATACTCCCATATTGGCGAAGGGAAGGTTTGCAGTTACACCAATAATCAAATCTTCTACAATAGCATTAACAGTAATACCACTACCATAACTAACATCACATTTCCATGCTGTTCCGCCTGCACCATCGGTAGTTAGACCGTGGTACATTTGATTAACAAAACCACCCATTGTATCGGCGGTGAGTGGAATCATCACAGGATATGGTTTGGCCATACTTGCTACATCAGCAGTGGCTGCGTCATTATCGAATGCCATCATCATTAACTGATAATGACCTGTTTCACCATTCCCTAGTTCGTAAAAAGTTTTTATGCCTTCACCGCCGGTGCCAGCATTCATCATAATATGGGTTGTATCAGACATTAATTTCTCCTTGGTTCTGTATTATATGTATAAATAATCTTGAATAGATTTTTATTTATGGTATCATTTAATTATATCAAAGGAGTTTAACCAGTGTGAATATAATTTTTAAAGACTCTAATAAGTTTGCCCTCGAAATTGAGGAATTTGTAAAAGAAAATGGCGGCTGCTATATGGATGCCGTCTTGGAACTATGTGAACAGCATAATATTGAACCAGAGGCGGCAGCAAAATTTTTAACCCAACCAATAATAGAAAAGATACGGATGGAAGGCGAAGAAGTCAATCTTCTCCCAAAAGGGGCAAGATTGCCACTATAAGTGGCTATGACGCCTTCTGTATATATTTAGGATTGAAATTGCACTTTACCAGTGAATCTTATGATTATATAAAATTCAATGGGAAAACAAGAGCATCAGTATCCTCATACAATAATAGAAAAGATAGGCACTTTTTTGATAAACTGGCTAGAACCAAAAACAAAGACATTTTTGGTTTTTTGTTATCTAACTTTATAGACCGTGGCGATTTCTGGATTGGTGAACTATTTGATGATGAGGCTGACCAGACATTCACAAACTGGAAGAAGAGATTACAATCTTTAGGCGAAATCTTTAATCAAGATTCCGTTATTATAGTAAAGGAATTAACAAAAAAGAATATCGAATTTGATGCTTTGTTTGATATAGAAAATGGCTCACATCCTATTATTATGAAAATGGCAATGAGAGAAGATATTTGCATAGAGTCTTTTATAATTCTTGATTGTATATTAGGCTTTTTTGATAGATTTGAAAAAGAACTAAATGATGACTTTCTTTGGGTGGAATTAAAATTGAAGTGCAATAACTATAAGCCTTTTATTATTCGCCTATTAAATAACCTTCCAAAATATAGACAAATTTTACTAGATAAAATCAAAGAAAATGATTGACATTTAGTGATAAATACCGTATTATATACAGAGTAAATACCTCGTACACAGCGTACATAATAACAAAGGAGACAAGTATGGGATTTTCAGATATGAAGAAGCGTTCGGGTGGTGATGGTTTTAATAAACTATCAGAACAAATGAATAAACTGGCTAAGGGTTCGGAGTCTTACAAAGACGACCGTTTCTGGCGTCCAGAACTTGACAAGTCAGGAAACGGTTATGCTGTAATTCGTTTTCTTCCTGCTGTTGATGGTGAAGATGTTCCTTGGTCACGATTGTTCTCACACGGATTTAAGGGACCCGGCGGTTGGTATATTGAAAACTCCCGCACTACCCTTGGTGAGAAAGACCCAGTATCAGAAATGAATACTCGTCTTTGGAACAGTGGTGTTGAATCCGATAAGGACATTGCACGAAATCGTAAGCGTAGATTGAACTACATTTCAAACA